TGGCGGGTGTCGCGCCGACGGTCGCACGCACCGAGAACCAGTCGATTCAGGTGCCAGCCGGGGCGGTCACGCTGACTGGCACGGCCCCGCAGATCAACCGTCTGCTGACGGTGCCTGCCGGCGCGGTCACGCTGACCGGCACTGCGCCAACGCTGGCGTATTCGTGGTTCGTGCAGCCTGCCGCTGGCGTGGTTGCGCTTGCTGGCGTTGTTCCGACGGTCGATGTTACCAACGCGCAGACGATTTCGGTGCCTGGGGCGTCGGTTGTTCTGGCTGGCGTTGTGCCGACCGTATCTCGCACGCAAAACCAGAACCTTACGATTCCCGCTGGAGCGGTGACGCTGGCTGGTGCAGTTCCCCTGGCTGGCCAAAGCTTCAGCATTCAGCCTCCTGCGGGTTCAGTGCTTCTCGAGGGATCTGCCCCGACTGCGCGCACGACCCTCAGTGCTACTCCTGACGCTGGATCAGTCGTCATTACCGGGGTCGGGCCGGTTGTTGGGCAGACGCTCTCCGCACATCCTGGTGCTGCGTCCATTTTGCTGGCTGGTACAGCCCCGCAGGTGGACCGTACACAGAATCAAAGTATCCAGCCAGGTGCAGGTGCGGTCACGCTCACTGGCGTCGTGCCAGTTCAAGACACGCAGATCGTCAATGTCCCAGGCGCGCTGCTGGTCACTGGCGCTGTGCCAGCTGCTGGCCAGTCCTTCACTATTCGCCCGACAGCGGGTTCGGTCGTTCTGGCCGGCATCGAACCCTCGGTAAATACCACACAGTCTGGAGAGATCCGCCCCTTTGGTGGCGCACTGACCCTCACTGGTGCAGTTCCCTTGGTTGGGCAGTCGGTCACTGTGCGTCCGCCGGCGGGTTCGGTGCTGCTGGCTGGCGTGGTGCCGCTGGCGGGCCAGTCGGTCACCGTACGCCCGAATGCGGGCAGTGTGCTACTGGCTGGTGCTGCGCCGCTCGCTGGGCAGTCCTTCGTTGCGCAGCCGCCTGCTGGCGCCCTGTCTCTGACGGCCACCGCGCCGACTTTGGGCGGTGAGTACTTCGTACAGCCTGCTGCTGGCGCGGTCACGCTGGTTGGTGTCCTGCCTACCGTCAGCCGGACGCAAAATCAAGTGGTGCAGCCGCCGGCTGGCGCAATTGCGCTGGCCGGAGCGCTGCCGACCACACTGTACGACCAGAAGCGCGAGCCTGCAGGCGGCCACATCCAGATCGCTGGCGTTGCCCCGCTGGCTGGGCAATCGGTCACCATTCGGCCGGCTGCCGGCTCACTCGCTCTAAGCTCTGTTGCGCCCAGCGCTACAACTTCCGTCGCGGACGAGATCCGGCCGTTGGGCGGCGCACTGCAGTTCGTCAGCGCTACACCTACGCTGGCCTATTCGTGGTTCATCGCTCCAGCAGCCAGCTCTGTTTCGCTGCTCGGCGGTGCGCCCAGCGTGCGCGAAGATGTCACTGTGCCTGCCGGGGCACTGGCGCTGCAGAGCAGCTCGCCGGAGCTCTCTCGCACTGAACATCAGTTCATCGAGGCCGCTGCCGCGTCGGTGCGTCTTGATGGCGCATTGCCGACGGTAGATCGTGAGGATCACCGCACCATTGCGCCGGTTGCAGGCGTCTTGACACTGACTGGGCGGGCGCCGAATCTTACTTTTGGCGGTCAAGCAGTGCAGAGCCGGCGCCGCTCGGCGCACAGTGATCACGGACCGCGCTTGCTTGAATCGCAGCGGGGCGCACGTACAGCGACTTTGTCGGCAAGCCGGCGGCGCACGACTACTGGAGGTTGAGCGATGAACGAAGTGTTCTACAAGAGCCCGCTTGAAGAGGTCTTCGTGACCTTCGACTTCGGGCAGGACCTTGCGACGGATGAACTGGTCAATTCGGCAACCCTGACAGCGCGCTCGGTGCGGGGGCTCGACTCCTCGCCAGAGGATCGGCTAAGCGGGGCCGTCGTGGTCAATTCGCCCAATGTGCAGCAGCTTTTCGTCGGCGGGATTCTCGGGGAGCTCTACGAAGTGAGCTGTCTGGCCCAGACCGACGCCGGTCAAACCCTCGAATTGCGCATGATTGTGCCCATTCGAGACCCCGCAGATGCTTGATTGTCAGAGGCGGCTGGGGTACAGTATGAAAAACCTCATAAAATCAAGAACCTAGAGAGGTGCCTCGATGTGGGTGAGTAATCCAAGCGAAGAGCTGTGGACCGGCACAGAGGCGAATATCCGCCAGGCGCAGGAACTGGCTGACCGAATCAACGCTACCGAGATCACAGCCGTTGAAGCCGCGGAGGTTGAGCTCACGCCTCCGTCTCTGATGGAGAAGCAGGGTAACGTCGCTGTGGTCAAGATTCACGGTCCGCTTTTCACGAACGCACCTGCTTTTGCCAAGGCGCTCTTCGGCGTGTCTGACTATACCGATATCAGCAACGCACTGGTGCTGGCGGCTAAGGATCCTTCTGTCCATTCGATCATGCTCGATGTCGACTCGCCTGGCGGGGCGGTTGCCGGCGTGCACGATGTGGCGCAGCTGGTCTCGCGCATCGACGAACAGGTCAAGCCCGTGCATGCGCTGGCCGGCGGAATGATGGCGAGCGCGGCCTACTGGATTTCCAGCGGTGCCCGGCAGATCACCGGTGGGCCTTTGTCGGCTGTCGGTTCCATCGGTGTGCTGCAGATTCACACCGAGTACAGCAAGCAGCTGGAGAAGGAAGGCATCACGACGACCGTGTTGCGGGCTGGGCGCTACAAGGCGCTGGGCAATCCCGTTGAGCCGCTGTCTGACTCCGCTCGCGCCGAGGCGCAGTCCCGACTGGACTACACCTACGGTATTTTCATGGGGCATGTCGCTGAACAGCGTGGCCTGCCTTACGACCTCGCCGACGCCAAAATGGGCCAAGGCCGGGTGTTCCTTGGCGAGCAGGCTCGCGGCGCGGGGCTGATCGACAGTGTTGGGACTTTCGAACAGGCGCTTGCCGCAGCTGAAAAAGTAGGTGCGGAGGCGCTTGACACTCGTAAGTCCTTGATTCAGAATCCGAAAAAACAAGAGAGGGCAACTTCTATGGGCAAGAAAGCTCACCTGTCCGACGCGGAGATCGCCGCCCTGGCGGGCGTCCCCGCGCAAGACCCCGAGGCTAGGGCTGAAGAGCCCGCACCTGAGGCGCAAGAGCAGCCGGCCGCGCAGCCTGCTGCTGAAGGCCAGCCGGCCGAGGCGGCCGCTGCCGAAGCACCCCCTGCTGAAACCCAAGCCGATCAGACGGCTGTCGTGGCTCTGCTCGAACGGCAGCTGAAAGACGCGCAAGACGCCGTTCTGGCGGCACGTGTCGAGCACGCCAAGGCGGCTGATCAACTCAACGATCTGCAGGCTCAGGTGAGCCCGCTGATGGCGATTGCTCGCGACACGACCCAGAAGCTGTATATCGCTCTTGGTTCAGCTGGCGAGCACGTCAGTTCGTTGGATACCAAGGCGCTGCTCGAAGAGCACGCTAAGGTCAGTGAGACCTTTAAGAACCGCTTCAAGGTGGGTGGGGTCGCCGCAGCCTCTGCCCAAGCCAAGGACGAAAAGCAGACCCCTCCGGTCTCGCCTATCGCCGCGGCGCGGATCAAGGCTGTGCGGCTCGCCTCGAAATAAGGAGAAGAACAGATGGCGACGTTCTCGTATGGTGAGCATCTCACCCGTTCTGAATTCATCCAGTCCGCCAAGCTCGGTGCGACGAATGCGAAGTTCACCGATGCCGATGTTGGCAAGCCGGTGAAGCTCGCGGCCGATTCGCAATTCGACCTGTGCGCCGATGGTGACTACATCGACGGTTTCTGCACGTCGGTCGAGCCCACCACGGTCCAAGACCACAGCTTCGGCGGGGTCCAGGTCGGCGGTTTCAAGAGCGTGACCGTGACTGGCCCGATTGCCATTGGCGACTACGTGAAAGCGGGCGTCGGCGGCAAGCTGAAGAAGCACACCATCGTCGCGGACGCTTCGGCGAACCCGGTCAAGATGTGGCGCTACGTCTCGGGCGAGGTCAACGGCGGCGCGGTTGACTGTGCCGGCGTGGTCCAGCTCGTCTGACGCCGAACAAGAATAAGGAGAACCACAAGATGGCCAAGGTTTCGTTTGTCGACGATAAGGGCGCGTCCCACGAAGTCGAGCTGGAAGTGTCGGTGTACCGGGACGCTGTGGCGAACGGCATGAGCCTGCCCCAGTTCCTGAACCAGAAGTACCCGACGAATGCCGAGAAAGACGGCACTGCGTTCGAGCAGTTCATGGCCTCCTCCGGCCTGTTCCTGCGTCAGGACAACAAGTTCGGGCTGAAGCCGCCCTCCGTGCGCGACATCGTCGAGGGTCGTGCCGAGATGCAGGCTGGCCTGATCCAGCGCGAAGCTGCTCCGGCCTCGCGTATCCTGTTCCCGGCGGTGGTCATCGAGACTGTCGAGAACAAGCTGCGAGAGCAGACGGGCTCGTACGTTCAGCTGTTCAACTCGCTGGTCGCACGAACCGACAACATCGCCGGCCTCAAGTTCGAGCAGGCAGTGCTGAACTACGCCGGCCCGGAAGCGGCACGCATGCAGCCTATCGCCCAAGGCGCGACGCCGCATACGATGCTGTCGATCACGGCGTCGGACGTGACCCGTAAAATCCCGGTGTTCTCGCTGGGCATGGAGATTACCCGGGAGGCGATGGAAGCGTCGTCGCTCGATCTGGTGACTCTGGCTCTGGCGCGGCAAGCCGAGATCGAGCAGGCCAAGATCGTCGATGAGGCGATCAACGTCATGTACGCCGGTGATGTCGATGCTGGTGTGGCTGCGCTGGCCGCTACCAAGGCGAAGACTTACGACAGCACCATCGCTGCTAACGGCGTGCTGACCCAGAAGGCGTGGCTGAAATGGCTGCGGCAGAACTGGCGCAAGCGCCAAATCGACTGGGTGTTCTGCGATCTCGACGCCGCGATGGCTATCGAAGGTCGTACGGGCAAGCCGACCGTTACGGTCGATGACCCAACTTCGACCCGGATCGATGCGCTCGCGCAAGTGTCGAACCCGGCGTGGCAAGGCGTGCGGATCTTCCTGCTCGAGGACGGTGTGCTGCCGGCCAACACGATCATGGGGATCGACTCGCGCTACGCGATCTGGAAGGCTCAGTCGACCACGGCCGACTATTCGGCAGTCGAGGAGTTTGTGCTGCGCAAGGTCATGGCTCTGCGCTTCGACATGGGCTTCCAGTACTACCGGCAGTTCGACGAGGCCTTCTCGGTCCTGTCGCTGACGACCTGATAGGAGAGGGGCCCCGGTGAACGGGGCCCCACCTACCTTTGGCACGTCGTCGTTCTGCACCCGTAGAGGAGGCCGTTATGGCTGATGAATCGCAAGCTCCCCCGGCGGAGGTGCCTGCTGCTGAGGCTCCCCCGGCTGAATCTTCGGTCGCTGAGGCGCCGGTTGAGCCCGTGGCCGTCGAAGTGATGGCTGTGGTCTCGAAGCGGTACCGGTTGTACAACCCGTTCACGAAGGTGTACTTCAACCAGAACGAGCAGGTTGACGAAGCTGTCCTGGATGGCTGGCTGCAGAGTCAGCTCGACGCCGGGTACATCGTCAGGGTTTGATCGCTGACCCAAGAACCCGGCGAAAGCCGGGTTTCTTCTCTGAGAGGCCAGGATGTCACTACTGACGTACGTTGCGTCGTACGAAGAAGTTCGTGCTCTTCTGGGGGTTGAAGACGAGGAACTCCCCGATGCCAGAATCTCCTTGCGGGTGTTCTTGCGTAGCCTCGAAGAGGGGCTGAACGAGATCGACATTTCAGTCAGCAAGACGTCAGGGACTCTGCGTACCAAGTTCTTGGAAGTTTCGCAGATCGCCAATGAGACCCGCACTGCCCAAGAGCGGCGGCTTTTCGATAACGTGCAGGCCTACTGTGCCTATCATGTCGCGTGCGATATTGCCGGGGCACTGCCGCAGTTCTCGCCCAAGACGATCACTGACGGCAAAGCGATGGTCCAGCGCCACGCCGACAGCCCCTATAAGATGGTGCTTGCCGCACTCGAATCGGGCAAGTCCAAAGCTCTTTCTAGACTGGTGCGTGCGTATTCTGACTACTTGGTCGAAACGCTGACTCCGTCGACTTCGGAGCCCATCTCTTACTTCGTTGTTTCTACACCAGATAGTGATCCGGTGACAGGGACGTGAAGCTAACTGCCGCTGCCAGCTACTTTGACCGTCTGCCGGTTTACGACGCCTACAGCAATAGAAAGCTGTTCGAGGCGCAGTTCGACCTGTTCGACGATTCGAAGCGGGACGCGGTGAACATCATGCGGCGCACGCTGAGCGTGCCGCCGATGACTGTTTTGCCGGCTCGGCAAGCGATCCGTGCCGCGGAACAGTACTGGCTGATCGGCAAGCACCCCAACAGCGATAGTTTCATGGCTGGCTTGATCCGCACGAAGTACACGTTGCAGATGGCTTACGGGCTAGCCAAGATGCGGACTCCTGGTCAAGTGATCGCCAACGCAGGGGGCACCACCGCCTATGCGGGGCTCGCTTGGATGAAGGACTGGAAGGAGATCGAGTATTCCTCCCAGGTCTACCCGTACTACGAGATCTACTTCGCGGCTTACGAGACGATCTCGTCCGGGCTGTACGTCGAGCTTGAGGATAAGGTTTTTCGGACCCGCTCTACGCACGTTTCAGAAGCGGGGTTCAACGTAGCGGAAGCAGACGATCTGCAAGGAACCCGTGTCACGGTTACCTACAGTGGTCCAGGGACCTACACCCCATCCACTGACACGATCTCGGGCAGCAGCTCGGCTATCCCGGCGCTGAAGGTTCGCTATGCGGCGCTTTACGAGTACGAACAGGAGTCAGCCCAAAAGCACCAAGCTGGTGATGTGGTGCTGCTTGTACGCACCGCGGATAAAACCTCACCTGCAGTTGGTGATGAGGTGACCTTGAGTGGGCGGATTTATCGGGTGACCACTATTGAGGCAGACAGCGATTGCTGGCGCTTGAGTTTGCGGCCATGATCAAATTCACCAACTGGCAGGGTGAGTTGAAGCGGCTCACCCGCTCGATCAACAACCTCGGTATCAAGAAGGCTGACGACTATCGCACACTCGTGCGAGAAACGCTGCGCATGTTGGCTGAGGTTTCGCCTCAGTACAGCGGCTACTATGCTTCGAATTGGCGAATCTCGTTCTCAGGTAGCAGGGCCCTGACCGACGAAGAGCAGTTCTCTATGGAGGTCACTGCCGAAGCGCTGCGTGAGCAGTACCAAGACGCGCTTTCCTACTTTGGTCCTCTTCAGAGGGGCGATCCAGAAGCGGTGGCCGTCACGATGGCCGCAAACGAGCCGGCGATTCAGAAGATCAAGAGCATGTATACCCCGGTTGTGTTTTACAACCCGACCAGCTACGCTGAAATCATCGCGAAGAATAGGGATCCTGACAACCCGAAGTGGCGTCTTCGGCCGGTCAACGTGACCAGCCCGAGTCCGATCCCCATTGGGTACGTAAAAGCTCACTTGCCTGAAATCTTGGATAAGCTGCCCCCAGGCGCAAGGGTGGAGCGGGCATGAACATCGAAACAGCTCGGTCCGCCGCGTATTCGGCCATAAATTCGGCGGTCGCCACGCTGAACCCGGTTCCCAAGGTGGACTGGGACAACCGTTTCCTGGTTGACCGCAATAACCAAACGGCGCCGTTTCTGGCCGTTGACTTCATGCTGGGCTCCGGGGTACAGAAGAGCTTGGGCGAGACTAAGGTGGTCCGGTACATCGGACAGCTCGCGATTGCTGCCTACATCAAGGAAGGCGCGGGGATTGCCACGGTTACGACGATGATGGACACCCTTGCCCACGCCCTTGGGATGAAGACTTTTTCGGGATTGAACACTCACGCAGCGGTGCCTCAACGCTCGCTGGTGGTTGACGGTTGGCACATTCAGCCTTTGGCCGTACCTTTTTGGTTCGATGATCTTGTAGTGGGCTGAAAATTGTGCTGTAATTTCAAGTAGTTACGGGGCTAAAAGGAGAAGAAGAAATGGCTCTCGCATCCGGCGCGCGCACTCAACTGCGCTACAAGTCCGAAGCTTCCTACGGTACTGTGAACACCACGGGAGGCGCTACTAACCTTCGTCGAACCGACGATAGCCTCATTTTCCGTACTCAGACTCAAGTCTCGCAGGAGATTCGTTCTGACCGGATGACGACTGACCTCGTCCTGGTTGGCGCGTCAGCTGAAGGCGGCGTCAACATCGAGCTGTCTTATGTCGAGTACGATACTCTGCTCGAAGCCCTACTGCAGGGTACGTGGAACGTCTACGGCACTAACGGTGTCGGCGCCGCGATTACCACCGGCAACTTCACCTCGCAGACGGCGTTCACCGGCACGGGCATGCCGGTCACGAACCTTAGCAAAGGTCAGTGGGTTCGCTTGAAGACCACGGTTGACGGCGGCAGCAACGATGGTCGCATTCTCCAGATCTCGCGCACCGCTGCTGCGCCCACTGCAACGGCGATTACGTTCGAGACGCCGTCACCTTCAGTTACGACTGGGGCGATGCCTTCGTTTAGTTTCCAGACCTCAAGGCTGATCAACGGCACCACGCAGCGCAGCTTTTCCCTGGAGCGCGAGCACTCGGACATTACGCAATTCGTGATGTTCCGCGGCATGGTCCCTTCGAAACTGTCGATGAACTTCCAGTCTGGCGCTATTGTTACCGGCTCGATGGACTTCATGGGCAAGGATCAGTTGTCCCCGACAGGTACGACCGGGTTTACCGGTGGTGCCGCTAGTGCGTCGAAGACTTATGACGTGATGAATGCCGTGACGGGCGTGGGCAACATCTTGGAAAACGGTACGATCCTTACCGGCACTTATATCAAGTCGCTGAGTCTCGACATCGATAACGCCCTGCGGGGCCGCGATGCTATCGGTAATCTGGGTAACGTCGAGATTGCGTCGGGGACCCTTTCGGTGACGGGCCGGATGAGCGTGTATTTCGCCAACGCCACGCTCTACAACAAGTTCATTGGTAGCACCGCGACCAGTCTGAGCTTCTCCGCTCAGGACGCCAGCGGCAACGGCTATATGTTCTATCTGCCGAAGGTCAAGTTCAGCGAGGGCAACATCGTTTCGGGCAACAAGGATTCGGACTCGATGGTTGACATGGGGTTCACCGCTCTGATGGATACCAGTACCGGCACCAACTACATGATCGCTGTTGATCGGGTGGGTGTCGCGGTGGCGTGATTCTCAGCTGTCTCCTCCTTGAGGGCCTTCGGGCCCTCTTTTTCGCGGATCGTTGGACAACTTACAACGTCCGCATAGTACAACCTGTCAAGAAGGCAATCATGGATATCTTTTCCGCATTTGCTACCGATGAGAAACGTGAAGTCGAGGGGGCCTGGTTCGAGGTTCCTGGCGGCGATGCGCGGATCAAGGTGGCGCGTTCGAGCAACCAACGCTACGCACAGGCGGTGGTCAAGGCGTACGAGAAGTACAAGAACGCTCCGAAGAACCCCCATACAGAGCGGCAGCAGGAGGCGGACTATACGCGCCTGCTCGCTCAGTACATCTTGGTGGATTGGGAGAACGTTTCATTCCAAGGCCAAGAGCTGCCGTACTCGGTGCCCAGCGCCGAGAAGCTACTTTCGATTCGCGATTTCCGGGTCTTCGTGCAGAAGTGCTCGGATGACTTCGATGCGTTTCGTGTCGAGCAGGAGACTGAAACGGGAAACTCCTGAGCAAGGCCCTCGAGTGGGAGATTGAGTGGGGTGCGCAGTACCAAGTCCTGCTCGACATGCAGATGCAACTGGGGTTTGCTCCTGAAGCGTTGCAGCGCCGCCCCCCTCTCGATGCGCCTTTGCGCTGGTATCTCGAAGCGTTCTACGACCTGTCGCGCGGCCGGCAGATAACCATGGGTGGAGCCGGCCCGATCCCGCTGAGCGAGATTCTGGCCTACATGCAGATGTTTGAGATCACGGATCTCGATGAGCGTGCTTCGTTTCTGCGCACGATGGGGCGGCTTGATGCGGTGTACTTGGAGGCTCAGCACAAAAAGGCAGAAGCTAGAAAAGTGTCCCAAGATTGACTGCCAAGTCGTTGATCTACAACGAGTTTCGCACTACACTGGCAGGACTAGCCAACAACAAGAAGAAGACCTCAAGTGGCTGAAGAATTCACACTCTTGCTAGAGGTCAAAGGTCAGCCTGAAATTATTCAGCTGACCGGGCTGGTGTCTGCCCTGAGTTCTGCCGGGACCACAGCAGAGCGCAAACTCGGTGATGCGGCCAGGCAGGCCGACGCGATCAAGAAGGGCTTCGCGAGCCTCAGCGCACAGTTCAAATCTTCCTTCGAGCAGCTTTCAGCCAGTGTCAACAACCTGGGCACCGCTCTGGAAGGTTTGGGGCAGAAGACCTCAAGAGCAGGGCAAGGGGCTAAAACACCCCTTAAGGCAGTCAAGGAAGAAGCCGAGCAGGCGACCAAAACGGTTCGTACGCTCAAATCCGAGATCCAGAAGGCCTATGAACAGAGCCTGATCGGTCAAGACAAAGGCATTGGTCGTGGGCGCTCTCCGACCTTGGGCGCTGATCTGCGCCTGTTGCGTGACTACGGCGTCCAACTTTCGCCTGAAGATCAAGGCCGCTTGAAGCGCTATGAGGCGCATGCCCGCGCCAGGGATGAGCACCTCAAGAGGCTTGAAGCCGACTATCAGCGCGAGCGAGCTTTGGAGGTTGCGCACAGCCAAGCGCTTGCTGAGAACGCGGCCAGGACGCAGATCTTGGGCAAGCTCCAAGCCGCGGCCCAGCTGGAAGACGCAAATCTCATTCGTAAGGCTGGCGTAACGCAAGCACAGGCGCTCGAAGACGCCTCCCAGATGCGCCGCCGTATTCTCGAAGCGGACCTTCGCTTCACGAAACTGGCCAAGCAATCCGCGATGGATCTGCGCCAGTTCAATATGGCCAAGGGCGCGAAAGAAGCTCTTGCGGCCGGGCTGCCTCTTTCTCAGGTTGAACAGCGCTTTGGTTCTCTGGCAGTTGCTGCGGCGCGCAGCAACACTGAATTCGCTCGCCTGCAGACGGCCGCTATCGCTGCACTTGAAGCTACTGCTTCAAGGGTGGACAAAGCTCGCAGCGGTATTAAAGGGCTTACGTCTGACACCGAGCGAGCTCAAACTGCTTTTGATCGGCTGACGGCGAAGCAACGCCTACAGCGCGCGGAGCAGGCTGCCGCCTTGCTCACCAAGCCCGACGGCGAGGCTCGTGCCTTGCGGTCCTTTGGGCCTCAGATTGTCGGGCTGGCGCAGAGCGCAGATGAGATGACTCGGCTTCGCCAGTCTGTCTCTGGGTTGCACCCAGAATTGTTCCGGCATGGGCAAGGCGTGGGTAAGGTTGGCGAAGGCTATCAGGCCCTACATACTGGCCTTCGAGGTGTTGCCGGCTCTATGGGGGCGATCTGGCTTACCTGGGGTCGCCCTCTTGCCACCTTGTGGGCCGGCTTTGCAAGCGCGTCTGTGGTCAAACAGGCCACGCTGCTCTTCGTTGAATATGAGAATCAACTTCGGATCATCGAAGCAGTTGCTGGCGCAACGACGGCGGAAATCGAAAGCCTTAACAAGGCGATTGCGGAGCAAGCCAAAGGAGGGAAGTACAGCAGGCTTGAATTGGCGCAAAGTGCGCGTGTTTTGGCTCAAGCTGGCTTAAGCGTACCCACAGTCGAGACCGCCCTTCCTACGGTTTCTCGCTTTGCGACGGTTGGTGAAATGCCGTTGGACAAGGCAGGCCAATCGTTGGTTGGTATTGCCTCAGCTTTTGGTGAAAGTACCACCAACCTGACCAAGGTTTCGGACACCATCGCGAAAGCAGCCGCGATTTCTCAGACCTCGATTGAGGCAATGACTGCGGCAGTCCGTGTGTCGTCAGTTGTTGCTGAGCAGTTCGGTGCAAGCATCGCTGAGGTTTCTACGATTCTCGCGGTGCTTGCCAAGCGGAACATTGAAGCTAGTGCAGCCGGTACCGCGCTTCGTAACGCATATACGGAGCTGTACACGCCTACGGAAAAAGCCAAGCGCGCAATGGATGCGCTTAAGCTTTCTGCATATGACAGCGAAGGAAACCGCAAGCCTTTTCTCCAGACGATGCTCGAAATGCGCGAGCAGTTGGAGCGGTTCACCCCGAAAAGCCAGGATGCGTTTTTCACGACGTTTTTCGGAGAGAGGGGCGCGAAGGCTGCTTCAGCTTTGCTTTCTGACCTTAAGGGTTTGCAAGAAGCCTCAGAAAAGGTTGAAAAGTCGGCTGGCTTCGTTGATGACGCTTCGCTGAAGATCGAATCTTCATTGAAGAACCGTGCGGTTGCTGCTTTGAACACCTTCAGGGGCGCACTTATTGACGCTGGGAAGGCTGCGGAAGGCCCGATGAGTGCTGTCATTAGCCAGTTGCAGCGTCTTGCAGCTTCAGAAGAGTTAGCTGAAGCATTAAAGACTGTCGCCATCACCATGGCGAATTTCACGCTGGCTGTGACCAAGGCAAGTGGAGTTTTGGCGGTTTTCTTTGGGCTGTACCTTGGCTCAAAAACAATTGGGCTCTTCACAGGACTCGTGGCAGCAATCACGAGTGTGACCGGTGCTTACGGGCTAAAGACGATTGCAGTCACTGCTGCCACTTTGGCCATGCGTGGGCAGGCTGTGACCTTGGCCAGTCTTGCTACTGCCCTGACAACAGTTGCTACCGGTGCCGGGGCCGCTACGACTACTGTGACCACCCTTTCTGGTGCTTTAGGGCTTTTGAGCACGGCACTGAGCAGGGGTTTTCCCAAGCTTCTCCTGATCGCCGGCGCTGTTTGGGGGTTGACGACTGCATTCAATGCGCTGTGGAACGCCAAGAACAAGGCCTTGGAGACGGCGCCAGAAACCACCGAAGCCGGGATAGCCCAGTTGGAAAAGCGTGCGGCAGAGGCTCGCAAGGACTTCGATACTCGCTACAGCCGGATCATGCTAGGCACCAAGCCTGAGCAAGAAGAAAGTAGCTTTGCCGATAAGCTGATCAAAGAGGTAGAGAATCGCAGGGACGCCGATCTTGCCAACGCGATGAGGGCCGAAGAGCGCGCAAATACAAATTCAAAGCGAGAAGCCCGGGAGGCCCTTTACACACGCATCAAGACAGAAGCGCAAGCACAGATTGACCGAATCAACGCGGCTCGAGACGCACTGAACACAATTCGGCCGGGAATGCGCAGTCTTGATGTGGTCGAGCGAGAGCAGCAAGAGCGGGGGCTTTCTAGCGGTAAAGAGGTGTTCGATCCTTCAGACGGAAGCCGCTCGTACCCCTCTCCTCTCGGCACGGAGCTCAGCTCAGATCGCGCTGCAGCGCAAGCTCGCTTTGAAGCGGCTAAACGCGGTTTTGAGCGGGAAGAGAAGTACATCGAGCTCTATCGGCGCAACCAGTTGATCGATGAAGAGACTTACACTGCCGATTTGCAGAATCTGGCGGAACGGCGGGCAAAGATTCTGGTTGAAGAAGCAGAGGCTGCTTACAAGGACCTAGATCGGCAGGAAGCCAAGCGGAGGGAAGACATCCTTGCGCGCGTAAAGGACCCGAAAGATCGGGCCCAGCATTTTGACGCGATGAGGAGCGAATACAACAAGCTGAGGCAAGCTGGGCGGATTCAGATTGAGGAAGCTAGAGAAAATGCACAGCTGGTTGTCGACCAAGGTGTCGCTAACGCTATCGGGCGGGCGAAGGCAAAAGAAGACGCACTCGAAGCACTGATCGCCGCACAAGAATCCAAGTTGAACGAGAAGAGCGCCGACTGGATGCGTTCTGTAGAAGACCTGGAGGGCGGCTTCAACCTGAGCCAACGCCTGCGTGAAGCAAAGGATGGCCTGAATCCGCTTCGTGAGCTTCAGCGACAGTATCGTGAAGACGAACTGCGGATTAACGAGGCTTACGATAAGAAACTGCGTGAAGCGCGGCAGTCCTTAAATGAGGATTGGGTGAGGGAGGTCGAAGACTCCGCTGCCAGGACCGCGGCTGCGTTGCGCCAACTCTACGACACGCTGCAAGCCTCGCGTGGTTCCGAAGTTGGTGGAATTCGCAACGCTGCTGTCAAGATGCTCGACGAAATCGAGAATCGGGCAGCTGCAGTCGGCAATGTCTTCACGAACGCTTTCAATTCCGCGGAAGAAGCGTTCGTTGACTTCGTGCGCACCGGCAAGTTTTCAATGAAGAGCCTCGTGCAATCGATCATCGCGGATCTGGCCCGCCTGTCTTTCCAGCAGGCTGTGAAAGGACCGATGCTGGCTTCGATCCTGCAAGGGCTTGGTGGGTCTGGGATTGCAGCGGCAGCAACCTTTCACGCAGGCGGAATGGTCGGTGCGGGCGGTTCAATGGGTAGCGTGAACCCCTCTTGGTTCGTCGGCGCCCAGAAGATGCACAGCGGTGGTCCGGTGCTCGCCGCTGACGAGGTGCCAATCATCGCTCGCAAGGGAGAGACGGTTCTCACCCCAGAACAAAGCCGTTCGATTAACAACGACAGTTCGGTCGTTGTTAACAATAATGTTACGGTCAACGGTGGTGCGTCGAAAGCGGACATCCTGAACGCGATGGAAGCAGCCCGACGCTCGACCATCTTGAGCATCCAGGACGCGCAGCGACGCGGCAGGAGGCGGATGTAATGCCGACGACCTACACATACCCAAGCACAACGGCCTTCACGGCCAGCAAGTTCGAGATCGGCTTACGCTCGAACGTGTTGATGACTACCTCTTCGCACACCGGATCAATCCAAACAATTGAGATGCCGGGCTCGAGGTGGGTGGTGACGATGAGCTATGACATTCAGGCTGCCGACGCCCGCGCAGAAGTCGAAGCGTTTTGGGCTAAGGTGCGTGGACAGGTCAACCGCGTGGCGTTGTGGCATCTGCGGCGCCCGACACCTCGCGGTACCGCCACGACTTCCGGCATCCAGGTCAACTCAACAGTTTCTGCGGGGCTGAGCACACTGGTATTCAAGAACGGGACCAATGGCACGACGTACAAGCAGGGCGATATGTTCAGCGTCAACAGCGAGCTGAAGATGATCATCGCCGATACGACCTTCAACGGGTCTTCGCAGGCTACCGTTGACTTTACTCCGCCGCTGCGCGCCCAAGCCGCAATCAACACCTCTATTGTTCTTTCCAGCCCGACCGCTCTTTTCGTGCCTACCCAACAAGAGGTAATGGTCCCCTACGAGGGTTACATTGGGGGCTCGTTTTCGATCAGCCTTGTCGAGGTGTTCGCGTGAAGAGTCTGTCAGGCAACCAGACAACGGCGCTTCAGGCGGCGGGGTTGCCGATCATCCTGTTTGCGGAGTTCGATTTTTCGACCGGGGGTGGCGTTCAACGTTACTGTACGGCAGGGTACGACTTCTATTGGGACCCGTACACTTGGAAAGGGTTGGGGGGCCTCGTCTCGCTTGAAGCGATACGGGAGTCTTCCGATGTCGAAGCGGTTGGGCTCAAAGCGACTTTGCTTGGATTCGACAACACACTCTACCCCAGCCCGGTGTCTGTTGCGCTGACTGAGCACGTTCAAGGCAAATCCTGCAAGATCTGGATGGGTGTGCTGAACGACAGTTACCAACTGGTCGACACCCCTGTGCTGGAATTCAGCGGGCGAATCGATACGCTGACGATCACTGAAGATGCTGGTACGGCGACCATGAGCGTAAGTATGGAGAGTCGTTTCGCCTCGATCCTGCGGCCCAATGTGCGTCGGTACACCGATGCCGATCAGCAGCATTATTGGCCAGGGGACAAGTATTTCGAGTATCTGCCAGATATGCGTGAGAAGGTGTTGGTGTTTCCAAGCAAGGAAGCGCAGAGGCGATGAAGCGAACCCGCAAAGGCACTTGGCCGGAAGATCTGTTTCGGTACATCAAGCAGAAGAACATGACGCCGTTCGCTTGGGGCACTCACGACTGCGCCACATTTGCGAGTGGTGCAGTTGAAGCGATGACGGGGTTGTGCCTGTTCGAGCCTACCTATGACAATGCCAAGGACGCGCTACGCTTCATCGAGGAAGGCGGCGGGCTAGAAGCCATGGTCACTGAGCGTCTCGGGGAACCGGTGCCAGTCGCCATGCGCGGGGACGTGGTTCTGATTCCCTTGGAAGACCGCGAAGTGCTGGGTGTCTGTCTTGGGCTGGAGATGGCCGCGCCAGGTGAGGAGCACCTGCTGTACTACCCGACGGCGCGGGCCTCGAAAGCCTGGAGGGTCTGATGCCTCAAGCAATCGGCATGGCTATTGTCTACGCCACTGGCGCTGCTGGCGCTGCGGCGGTCAACGCGCTGGCGGCAACGGCCGTCGCGCTCGGCACCACGGGCGCCGCTCTTCTTGGGCATGGCGCGATCATGGTGGCTGCGGCGGGTTATGGTGCCTACCAGAAGCGTCGGGCCAAAAAGGCCTACAACGCGAGTTTGGAAGATCGTACACAGACTGTGCGTGGCTCTGAAGAACCTCGCACGTTCGTTTACGGCACCACAAGGGTTAATGGCCTTCTGACTTACGCTGCAACTCATGGGACTGACCGAGACAAGGTCTCGATGATCCTGACCTTGGGTGGCCATCCCTTCGACAGTTACATCGGGTTTATGTCGGACGATTACTTCATTGGTCCGACAGTAGCCCCGGATTACTGGGCGCCGGCCGGCTCGGTCCTGTCTCGTACGGCGACCGATTACCGGACTTACGAAACTGCAACGGTAAGCACCGGCGCAGGCTACCAGATCGACCTGACCAGCCAGATCCCTACAGGCGGATCACTGCAGGGTGTTGATGGTGTTGCTTATCGCTTCGAGTATGTCTACGGTACGGGGGAAGGTGATCCAATCACCCAGTCGGCTTCTGTAACGCTGGTGCCTCCCGTACAAGCACCAGACACCCGTACGCCACAATGGTCTATCTCTGGCAATGTGATCACACTGCTTTCGACAGCAGCTGAGACTGCTGGCTATAAGCTGGTAGTGTCCTTCAGGGTTTCGTTTGTCGACAAGCATGTGGCTAAGCTGCGTTGGTATCTGGGCAGTGAGAGCGACCCGAACCTGATTGACAGCTATCTGATCAGCGAAACTGCGGCTCTGCGGGGGCCTTGGACTAGCGCACACCTCGGGCATGAAATTCCACGGGTGCACTGCACTTATACCTGGGACGAGACCGTTTTCGCCAATGGGCTTCCCAATATTTCGGCGATAGTAAAAGGCAAGAAGGTCTACGATCCGCGGCAAGATTCGACCAATGGAGGGTCTGGGTCTCAACGTGCTGACACTGCTTCGACTTGGCTGTGGAGTTCGAATCCGGCGCTATGCACTGCGGACTACCTGCGTGCTGCTTGCGGCGCGACGAGCTCTGAAATTCACTGGCCTACCGTTATCTCGTCAGCGAACGTCTGTGATGAGTGGGTACAGTGCCAAGAGACGTTGACGATCAGCGGAATCACGAAAGCAAACCCAGCAAAAGTCACAACCTCGACAGCGCACAAGTTGGTTGCTGGCCAGGTGGTCTGGATCGACGCTGCCGGCATGACACAGATTGATTCCGACACAGCTGGTCGCCGTACAGTCACTGCAATCGTCTCCGACACCGAATTCACGGTGGACATCGACTCTACTGGCTTTGGGACCTTCACTTCAGGCACTTGTCACCGTGACCAGCTGCGCTTCACCTGTAATGGCATCCTGTCGTCCGAAGCAGATGTGAAGTCGAATCTCGAGGCGCTGCTCAGCAGCATGGGAGGGATGATCTCCTTCTCGGGTGGGCTGTTCTACATCAACGTCGGTGCTTATAAGGCGCCAGTGCTGACGCTCGATGAAGGCGATCTTGCTGACGGTCAGATCACGCTGCAGGCCCGCTCATCTCGTGCAGACCTGTTCAACTGCGTGCGCGGAACCTTCCGCAACCCTGCGAAGTTGTACGCAATTGACGAGTTCCCTCCTTACGAGGGGACGTATTACATCACTACTGAGGACAACAACGAGAAGGTCTTCGAGGACTTCGAATTTCCGATGACCGATGACTCAGTAGCGGCGCAACGCTTGGCAAAGCTGGCGTTGTTCCGCTCCCGTCTGTCGATCTCCTTGGAAGCGACTTGGAAGATCTATGCCTATGCTGTACAGCCAGGAGACACTGTTCGGCTGAAGATCCCTCGCTATGGTTGGGATACGATTGACTCGAATCAAGGCAAGGAGTTTCGAGTCATTGATCGGGAGTTCGTAGATCTGTCGACAGTTCGTCTGTTGCTGCAGGAAGAAGATGCTGATGTCTACAGCTGGACCTATGGTGATGTGGTGGTTTCGCAGTTGCCCCCCAAGACGAATCTTCCTCGTGGCAATCAGGTTGCACCGCCGACCAATGTTGGGTTGCGTACGGATGCTTCGACGTTCTACATCCAGCCGAATGGTGGAGTCATCGCGTATGCGGAGCTGACCTGGACTCCTCCAGTCACTACGGATGCTTTCGTCCGAGTTCGTTGGAAGCGGATGATTGACTTGGAGTATTGGAAGATCGATACCCCTGTGGGTGCCAAATCTGTGCGGCTGGAGGGCTTGGGTCCCAACGAGTCGATCAAGGTTTACCTATACGCAATCAACAGCATCGGTGCGCAAAGCGCGATAGTTGACATCGCTACTTATACGACCAGTCCTGATCTTCCAGTCAGCGGTGAAGTTGCGCCGCCTTCCGCGAACCTCGTCCCTAATTCGACATTTGAGAACGGCGCACAGCGGTGGTCATTCGAAGGTATTTGGGGTGGCGGAGCTACAGGCACTGGTCGCATCGATCCGCCGTCGTATCACAATGCCGCGCTGACGATCCCCGGCCCGGTTCGTAACGCAGTGTGTACGGTGTCGTCAACATACACCGGCAATGACGCCGCAGCCGTGTGGCAGTCCGAGGCGTTCGCTGTAACGCCCGGCGAAACGATGGTCGCATTCGCCGAGTTGCATTGCGTAGGGACGAACGCTGCGGCTGGCGTGGCGTTTTACACGACTACGGGCGCGTACATCGGCAATTTGTTCGGCACGTTGGTCGATAAAGACTTGGATGGCAATGCTGCGGAGTGGGCGATTCCCGGCAATTACACAACGTCGCGTGTGCGAGGCGTAGTTCCTGCTGGCGCGCAGGTTGCGCGATTCACCGTATGGGCGACGACGGGGTGGTGGTCGAATCTACAGAAATACGTTTCTGTTTACCAGCCTTTTGCTGGGCGGGTACCCGCAACGGCGACGCTGTATCCGGTGTGGACTCCATCGGGATCGCCGATTATTAGTACGCCGGGGATCAGCAAGGGGGCGATTACATTGATTCGTACATCTGTGGCTAACGCCGCGATGGGCATTCATACGTACATTGATAATGACTACCTGCCTAAAATCTCCACGTCTGGACAGCCATTCCCTCGATATCTTTTCACAGCATCTGAACTTGAGGATATCCCAGACGGAGCGGATCTTCTCGTTTCGTTTGCTGGCACGGTCGAGGCGCAAGCTGTTACGTACAGCTATACAGGCACGTGGAAGCCGGTAAACGCGGATTGCAACATCTACATTATCAAGTCAGACAGTGACTATGCGACCACGCCGTTCCCGTATTACGCCTACACAACAGGGCTGCCCAATGATCTAGTGAGGGCGTCAAATCACGGATACAACGCAATGACCGTTGCTGTACCGCGCGCATCAGTTGAAGGATGGGATTACAACAATGGGAGTCCGATAATACGGAGCGAGTATGGACCGCAACGATTCGGTTTTTATGTGTCGGCGACGTTTCCATTCCGCGCCGGATACACTACTGGAGTAGTCATCGGGGCGGTGACCGGTGGCTCAGACCCATACCACCAGTACACCCTACAGCCCGGCGCAACCCTGCGAATTGAGGTCATCAAGAGGTAACCGCACATGGCAAAGACCGTCACAGTCACGCCCGCAAACCCGACACAGGCCGCCGGCAAGACTGGCGTGAAGGCGGTGGTATTCGGCACACCGACCGGCAACAACACGGTCGGCACCGTCCACAAGCAGCTTTCGTCGCAGTCGTTCGACGCTAACGGCACGCTGACGCTCGATGTAGACGACGTTGGTGCGTTGTCGGCCGGCACGGCTGTGCTGGTCTACGCAGAGAACTCGTCAGAGTCGCTGTCTGGGCTGTTCTCTACCGTTGTCGTAACGACTGCGACATCTCTTGACCCGACGCTGTGGTCGGCGAACGGCAATAGCGTGTCGTCCGTGCCGGTGTCCGTGCCGGGCGGTACGGCCGCGTCCGGTGACTCGCTCTACATCGTCCTCGGCATCGCTGACACGGGCGGCACGACACACAATATCACGGCGGATAGCGCGGCCAGTAACGGGTTCACGAAGATCGTTGACGTGCTGTATTCCGGTTCGCGCGGCCGGCTTTACGTCTATGAAAAGACGCTGTCTAGCACGACCACGACGCTGACCAATGTTTCGCTCTCCGAAACATCTGCTAACTACGTTGTCGCCGTCATCAAGGCGCGCGGCGGGCGCACGCAGCCTGTCGGATTGCAAACGGCAGAGTTCGCCGAGGCGTTCGTCGCGCCGGGCATTCAAGCGTCCAACGACGACTCGACGTTGCTGCGGATCGGGTTCGCGCACAACTGGCCGCGCTGGTACGACAGCCCGCCGGCGATGACGGAACTGGCCGAGGTTCGCGGCGCGAGCAACCTGTCGGCGGTTGTTGCGTGGCAGCGAGTCGACGCGGGCTACCAGCAACCCGGATCGTTTATCCCGCACGATACGTCTGCCTCTGGTCCGGTTACGGGTGACGAATATTCGGCTGTGTCCATCGTTCTCGACGGGACTGGGGGCGCGCCACCACCAACCAGCCCCAAGTTTCTGTTCGGCTCGCACCAGCACGGTCGGGCTAGCGGTTTTGAACGACTGAGCGGCGGATCGCATTTCAACTACAGCGTCATTCGGTCGCACAACGTCGAGTACCTGCAACGCAACGGCCAGCACATGGGGTGGTGGGTTGGGCGCAGCGGCGGCATCAATCAATACGACTGGGGGTTCTTCGACGACTGGTGCGACTACCACAAGGCGAAGGGCCGGCGGTTGCTGTGGAACTGTTTTGGCAATCCAACGTGGCTGGCGCGGAACACGACCGAGGACGCGTATGGTCTGGCCGGCGGATGCTCATACGTTACACAGGCAAATCGGCCGGCTTATCGCCAATTCGTCGCCGACACGGTTGCGCATCTGCTGGCAACGCATGGCAGCGACTTCCTCGTCGGCGTCGAGGCTTGGAACGAGCCAATCGGTGGCGAGACAAGCGACAACTCACAATTCCTCAAGGCGTCAGGGTACGACAACGACTGGAGTCTGTCGTCCATCCAGCAGTGCATTGCGGACATCACGAAGGACGTGTATCTCGGCGTGCGCGCAGTTAGCTCGACGGTCCCGGTAATTGGTTTCGCTCACGCATGGTGGGGGTCGCCAATCGATAAGATCATCGCCGCCAAGACGACCGAGGGTGAGCCGATCTGGCAATTCTGCGATGCGTTCTCGTTCCACCCGTACGGCATGTCTGATCAGATCGACCCGGACAACGGCGACGGCCGTTCACTCACAGCGCTGAAGGCGGACATCATCGCCAGCTTGCCGTCATCGCAGCAAAACAAGCCTCTGTGGGCAACAGAGTGTGCGATGCCAGAACTGTGGAGCACCAGCATGGCGTCCTCGACGTGGTTCATCAATCTGTACGACAGCGACAAGGCCGCGCTCGCGCAGGCACAGTACGACTGGGTGCAGGAGTTCAAGTCGGGCGGCTGGCAGGCGCTAATTACCTATTCGTGCGATGGTGGATACGACCCGGCGTATAGCAACGGTACGTGGTATACCGGCGGTGACCACGGCAGCGGTTACCAGTTCATGGGTATCTCCTCCGACGACGATAGCGGCACGCCGCAGACTGTCATTGTCAACGCGTGGACGTCGGCGAACACAGATCTGCATTCGTGGGGGTAAGCGATGGCATTCACTAGTGTTGAATGGGTGGCCAAGCCGCCGGTCAATTGGGGGTCGACAGTTTCGACTGGTGCGCCACCAGAGATCCTCACCACGACGCTGGCCGACGCGGCGGTCAACGATACGGCGACCCAGACAATTGCGTCGACCGGCTCGACGCCGAAAACGCATACCATCACCAGCGGATCGCTACCGCCGGGACGCTCGCTGGCCGCCAGCACTGGCATCATCTCCGGCACCTACACAACCGCCGGCGTGTACGGATTCACCATTACGGTGACCAATCAATACGGCAGCGACGCGCAGGGCTACACGCAGACTGTGGTCGCATCAGTAACCGCGCCGACGATCACGACAACGACGCTACCCGGCGCGGTACAGAACGTCGCCTACAACAGCGGCGAGATCGTAGTCACCGGCACCGGGCCGTTCACGTTTGCGGTTCAGTCGGGAACGCTGCCAGCCGGTCTGTCGTTAATTGGCGCAGTAATCGCGGGCACACCGACCGGAACAGGCAGCAGCACGTTCACGATTCGCGCGACTGGCCCTAGCGGTGCGTACGACGACCAGTCGCTGACCATTGATGTCACCGCAGCCGCCAACGTCACCACGATCACCAGCACCGGCTTGCCGACAGGGACGGTCAATATCGCGTACAGCTACACCGTCACAGCAACAGGTTCGACGCCGAGGACGTGGACGGCGACCGGCCTGCCGCCGGGGCTGACCATCAACAGCAGTAGCGGTGCAATCACCGGCACGCCAACTCAAGCGGGCGTGTTTTCGGTTTCTGTGACCGCAACGCATACAACCGCAGGGACTGACACCGAGACGTTCCATCTAGAGATCCAGTCTGCTGCTGCCACTGTCGCCACGTCGCCATGGTCGCGTTATTTTTCTCCATGAGACTAACATCATGATTCAAGCCAACAACAGCCGCGAGACCACATGGGAACAACGCATCTGGACTATCGCGCAGATTTCGTTAGTCGGCGCGATGATGTGGGTCGCATCCACCGTGATGGCGTTGACGCAGGCAGTCACGCGGATCGAGGTGCGGCTTGAGACTGCGGGCAGCCGGCTGTCTGCGCTGGAGACCGCCGCGACCACCGGCATGGATGACCGATACCGTGGTCGCGATGCCGCGCGGGACTGGGACATTCAGGACAAGCGCGACAAAACGCAGGACGACAGGCTGAACGCGCAGGCGGCGGCGATTCAGGATCTGCGCAATAGGATTGGCCGTTGAGCGGTGCGTGAGGCAATGTGGAGATGACCATGCAGATCTCGGAGTACGGGCTAGAGCAGATCCGCAAGCACGAGGGGTTGCGGCTGGTCGCGTATCAGGATGTGGCTGGCGTCTGGACGGTCGGCTACGGGCACACAACGGACGTGTACCCCGGCCAGACCATCGACCGGTCGACGGCCGAGGCGATGCTCGCATTGGATGTTGGGACCGCTGCCGATGCGGTGCGGCGTCACGTCCGGGTGCCGCTGAGTCAAGGCCAATTCGATGCGCTGGTGTCGTGGGTGTTCAATCTCGGCGAGGGCAAGTTAGCGAGCAGCACCCTGCTACGCAAGCTCAACGACGGCGACTACTCGGGCGCCGCGGCCGAGTTCCCGCGTTGGGTGCTTGCCGGGGGCGAACAACAACCGGGGCTAGTCAAGCGCCGCAAGTTAGAGCGCACGATGTTTGAATCCGGTGTCGATAGTCGCCCCAACGATGCATTCGCCGGCATGGATGTCCCAGTCAATTCACCAGTCACAGCACCGAGGAGCACTCCCGTGTCCCCAGCACTCGTTCCAGCGTTGCTCAACATTCTGTCGACGTTCGCGCCGCAACTGGTCAGGATCTTCACCGACAAAAACAAGTCGGTGCCTGAGCGCAACGTCGAAGCCGGCATGAAGGTGCTTGAGATCGCCAAAGAAGTCGCCGGGCTGCCGTCTCCGGCCGCAGCGGTCGAGAAGATCGAATCGTTGCCGGAACTCCAGACCGCGTTCAAGCAGGCGGTCGAGTCGCGCTGGTACGAACTGACCGAAGCCGCCGGTGGTGGCATCGAGGGGGCTCGCGCGTTCGCTATGCGGCAGTCCGAGGGCAACGACTGGCGCGCCGTCGGCTACGCGGTGGTCATCGCCGTGCTGTCGCTGCTGATCGTTGGTGGCGGCGGCGCGCTGATCTGGGTGCTGCTGACCGATCCGGCGACCGATAAGGAACAACGCGGGATGCTGATCGGGGCGGTTGTCGCGCTGATCTCGGCCGTGGTGTCGTTCTTCTTCGGATCGTCGGTGTCGTCGCGGGCTAAGGACACCGCATTGGTCCGTGAGTTGGGCAACCGATGAAGCGGGTGCTTGCATGGCTCGTGATCGTGCTGTTCGGTGCCGTGGCCTTCGCCGGCGTGTTCCTGCTCGCCGACATCATGGTTGCATTGATCTATGGACACCTGCGATGAAACGGCGTGATGCGTGGATCGGGATTGCACTGGTTTTGTTGTCGTGGGTCGCGGCGTTCCTGCTCGTTACGTACCTGTCCAGTTATCTGACACAATTGCATTACGATTCCTGCCGCAAGTGGAACCAGCGGCCGTTATGGGCATTCACCTGCCCGCACTCAACCAAGCACGGAGCCAAACGCACATGAGCAACATCGTCGCAATCCTCGGCGCGCTTGCCGCACAAGCAACGGCGCACGCAGCGGAAGCCGCGCAACGCCACACCGATCTCACCGCACAACTCGCGGCTCTTGCCGCACGACTGGAGAACCTCGACATGGCTGGAATGACCCCGGAACAGACCGCTGCACTCGCGCAGGCCACGGCCGACGTGGCGGACCTCAAAACCAAGCTCGCGGCATTGGAGAACGACCTCGCCTCGTCGCGCAGCGTCGTCGGCGCGCTGAACGAGTCTGTCGGCACCGCCGGCAGCAACATCGCCGCGCTGCAGGCGACCGCAGCCTCGTTGCAGCAGCAGATCACCGACGTGGTGGCGCAGGCGCAGTCGGCCGCGTCGGCACACAGCGCGCTAGAGCAGGCGGTGAACACGCTGACCAGCGAGGTCAACGTCCTGAAAGCGGGCGTTGGCGACATCGGCGCGCTGCCCCCGCTGCCGACGATCTGATCGTGGCTGCGTGGTGGCTGAATCGGGCGACGACGTTGGGCCAGCCAGCGTCGAAGCCGGCTGCCGACCCGACGCTGACCGCTCGCGTCGAGCAACTGGAGCGTCGGGTGGCTGCGCTGGAAGCCGCGCTCGGCGATGTGTCGAAACTCTCAACCCTAGAGGTGGTCAATGGAAAAGTCGTGCTGCGGTGACAAGCCGCACTGCCCGTATTGGGAGCGCGGCGACCGCGACAATTCGATGGTCATCGTAGCCCTAGAGCGCATGGCCGCCGACATGCTCAAAGCCGCAGCGGAACTTGCTGCCGCCGCCCAGTCCCTACGGCGCAACGATGACCGGTGCCGCCGATGAACATCACCACGAAGATCACGCCGTGGTGGAAAACCATGCCGAAACCGGCCAAGCAGTTCACGCTGGCTGCGTTGCAGGCTTCCGCGAGCAAGGCGCTCGCATTGCGCCACAAGGCGCGTCGTCCTAACCAGTGAGGTTCCAATGCCCGCCAATGCATCTGATCGTCAAGCCACGTCCACCTACAACACGGACATCCACTCGATCTGCCGCCGGTACAATCGGTTTCTGGTCGAGGTGACCAAGAGCCAGTCCAGCGGCATCAGCTACACGCTGCCGTTCGACATGAATCGTCTGTCGACGTACATCTCGTCGATGCGCGCGTATCTCGCGTTCATCGTGTCGCAGCCGTTGCTGGACTGCCCCGAAACCGGCCCGACCGAGATGGCGCTACCCGAGAACCCGACCCTGCCCGTGCTGGAGAACGAGTCGGCCGCCGACGTGCTGCAACTGATCGAGATCGCCCGCGACGAGATCAGCAACTCGCAGTCTAGCCGGATGCCGACGAACCTGATCCGCTTCGACTACGAGCGTCAGGTCAGCTACCTCGACAAGATCGACGCGCTGATTGCGTACATCCTCGCTCAGGAGCCGCTCGATCTGCCCGAGTCGTCGCCGCAGGCCGCCGTCACGGGTCCGGGCAATCGTGGCGTGAACATCTGAGGTCGCCACGATGGACCACGCCACCTTGATCGCCGCGATGCGCGACCTGCTGATGGAGTCGTTGGAGCGGGAGCGCCGGTTCATGCCGATGCCGTACCGCGACAACGGCTACGAATCACGCGCGTATCGAGCGGTCGAGGCGGCGGCGGTTGAACTAGTCAGGCTCAACGATCCTCGTGAGGAACGAACATGATCAAGCTATTCGCGGTCGGCGCTGTCGCGCTGGCGCTTGGCGGTATCAGTGACGCTGCGCAGGCACAGACCTCGACGCAGTGGTCGCAACTGGTCAATTACGTCGGCCAGCAGTCCAAGCTGATTCTCGACCAGCGGTCGCGGATCGAGCGGCTGGAGGCTGAGAACGCGCAGCAGCGCACGACGATCAATGCCGCCATCGCTGCGCTTGATCAGGAACGGTGCCGGGTGTCGCGACTGACCGGCGTGATCAAGGACATGCTCAAAGACCCGCCGATCCTGCCGACGTGGGTCGAAAACGTGGCGTGCATCGATCTGAAGTCTCCCGTTCCGCCGTTCCCGCAGCCGTTGCCAGCGCCGCAGTAAAGGCTGGCACGATGTTGCAAGTCGGTGGCACCAACGGTGCGCGCGTTGAGTCGGTGACGGTTACGAGATCAGTGCTGCGGGGGTGCGTCGATCAGTGCCTCGCCACTGACCTGAGCGGATTGGCGGTAGACGCAACGGATCTGCACCGAGTCTCGCGCAAGGTTGTGATGTCTTTAGAGCGCAATGACCCTAGCACTGCCGCTCGGATGTTGCGCGCGTGGGCTTCGATGGCGCTCGCGATGGTCGGTCGAATCGAATGGTCGAGGGCTTATCAGTCTGGTGTCGCTGACGCAATCACGAAGATGAACGAGCCGATCGATCTACCGCCGTTGCGCGGAACGACGAAGACGTATTCGGGAGGCAAGCGAGGCCGCAAACACTATGTCCACGACTGCGGATCGTTTGGTCGCTTGACGCTGCCTCAGATGGCGTCGACGGCCGGATGTTCAGAGCCAGCGATTCGCAATCGGCTGAGGTCTGGGTTAACCCCAGAGCAGTCGATCGTTGCGGGCGCTGTGCTGGCTAGACAGAAAGCTGCCGCGTGGCGCGAACTGCGCAGGCAGGAACTACGGGATCCATTCGGACTGCACTCACAGTCCGATTGAGGCCGGTGCCCGTGGCCGGCTCGCTCTTAGGCCTTTAAACAGGCAACGGTACAAAGGTTCGCCCCCCGCGAGTTACGGCTCCCGGGGGGCTTTTTCTTTGGCTGTATTCGTCAACCCAACCCCGACCCCGGGGGAGGCTTGCGCCATATGACAAATGTGCTATACTAAAATCAAGTCGCAATGCATCGCGATGATCACCGGCTAAGGCCAGTACCCGATGGGCGGATGCCCGGGACGCGAAAGCGAAGGGGAACGAGATGGGAGCCGGGACCGCTAGGACTCCGGTGGTGGCAGCCCGGACGAGTGCGAAGCCCGAGGGTGCAGAGAGCACGGCGCACCCTCTGACGCGAACCGCACAGGTTCGTATCAGCAGCACAAGAGGTTGCAAGACAAAGCGCGTTCGGGGCATCGAGCGCGCTTGATCGTGCAACCGCACGGAACCAACCAACTAACAGGGGAACAACATGAGAATCGAACAGGCTGTCCGCACGATCAAGCTGGCGGTGCGGATGCGGGAGCCGGTCTTGCTCGTAGGGGCACCCGGGGTCGGCAAGTCAGACGTGGCGACCCAAGTAGCCGAGTCGCTCGGCTACGACATGATCCTGTCCCACCCCGTTGTGTCCGACCCGACCGATTTCAAGGGGCTGCCGTTCGCATCCGAGGACCGGGCAAGTGCGTCGTTCCTGCCGTTCGGCGACTTGAAGCGGGCGCTCGACGCGGACCGCCCGACAATTTGGATGTTCGACGATCTCGGGCAGGCACCACAGGCGGTGCAGGCTGCGCTGATGCAACTGTTGCTGGCCCGCGAGGTCAACAGCAAGCGGATCAGCGACCGCGTGACGTTTGTGGCAGCGACTAACCGCCGGCAGGACCGCGCCGGAGTGGGCGGGCTGTTGGAGCCGGTCAAGTCGCGATTCGCGTCGATCATCGAGATCGAGGCGCACCGTGACGACTGGTGCCGGTGGGCTGGCTCGGCCGGTGTCGCGCCGGAGGTCATCGCGTTCATCATGCTGCGCCCCGAGGCGTTGCACGAGTTCGTGGCGACCGCCGACATGACCAACAGCCCGAGCCCGAGGGCGTGGTCGAAGGTCAGCAAGTGGCTGCAGGCCGGGATCGAGGAGCGGGACATGCTCCAGACGTTCACGGGAACGATCGGTCTTGGCCGCGCGTCCGAGTTCGTCGGGTTCATCAAGATGTTCCGGGGGCTCGTCAAGCCGGATCAGATCCTGCTGAACCCGGAGACCGCCCCGGTGCCGGAGGATATGTCGGCCCAGTACGCGGTCGCATCGGCGTTGGCGCACATCGCCAACGACCGGAACTTCGGGCGGATCCACCGGTACGCGCTGCGCCTGCCGCGCGACATCGGCGTGTTGCTCGTGAAGCAGTGCGAGCGTCGCAACCCGAAGATCGTCGAGTCGCCCGATTGGAACGAGTACGTGCTCGGGCCGATCGGTCAGGAAGTTCTGGGTGCCTGAAGTACACTCTGGCGGAATGAACAGCAGCGTGGGCGACTGCAACCGGTGGACGTGCAATCTCCACCCGTGACCGCCCCGCCGCCAGCGTCCATTCGCAGTAATCACCACACAAGGGGAAGCAACATGAACGCCAATATCGCCGGCCTTGCCGAGAAGGCCATCGTCATCAACCTCACGATTCACCAGTGGGGAGCGGTTCGCTCGGATGAACGCGCGGATAGCGCGGTGCAGCGCGAGTTCGGCAACGACGCACGCGCAGGAGGCTGGCGCAAGAATTTGCTGCCGCAGAACCCGCCCGAGTGGCAGGCGGTGAAGGCGGCGGCCAACGAGATCCGAAAGCTGCACTACTGGTACACGCAGCCGTGGTCGGAGGGCGGTCGGGTGCTGGCGAGCGCCATGTACCCGGAGTACTCCGAGAAGATGCGCGGCGCGATCCGGTCGTACGACGAGGCGTGCGACAAGTTCGCCGCCGAGTTCGATCGGCTCAAGGCCGAGGCGATCGTGCTGCTCGGCGGGCTGGCCCGAGAAGACGACTACCCGGTCGCACGGGTGGTCCGCCGCAAGTGCGCGGTGACGATCGGGACTTCGCCCCTGTCGGTCGGTGACTGGCGGGCGAAACTGTCCCGCGAATCGATCGAAGAACTGCAGCGCGGCTACGAGCAGATGATCGAGTCTGCGTTGCAGACGTCCACGGCAGACCTGTGGAGCCGGCTGCGCGAGGCGGTCGAAGATCTGCGCACAAGCGTGGCGACGTACCAGAAGCGTATCGACGAGCAGCAAGCCGGGGTGCCCGTTCGGGCCGTGCTGAAGAACGGCACGTTCGACACGCTGGCTGAGTTGGTCGAGGTGCTGCCGACGATGAACATCGCCGGCGACCCGTCGCTCGACGGTCTGGTCGAGGCGGTAAAGCAGTCGCTGTGCTCGGTCTCGATCGAGGACGCGCGCGTCGATGCGGAAGGCAGTGAGTCGCTCAGGGCCGACCTGATCAAGTCGGCGGATGACATCGTCAGCCAGATGGCTGCATTCATGGGGGCGCAGTAATGGACAAGCGTGAGCAGGCAGCGCGTCGGGTGATGGACGCGCGGATCGACGTGATGTTGACGGACGTGTTTTTCGGGGCGCTGCTGGCCCGGTTGAAGATGGAGCCGTCGGCCGACGTGGGCTATATGTCGACCGACGGTGTCCGGGTCAGGTACAACCCGGAGCGGGTCGCCGAGGCACCGATCGCGGAGTTGCGGTCGGTGCTGAGGCACGAGGTGCTGCACTGCGCGCTCGGGCACGTCTGGCGCAGGGAGGGTCGCGACCAGCAGGTGTTCAACGCGGCCTGCGACCACGTGGCGAACCTGCTGCTGAAACAGCACGGGCACTACGTGGGCAGCGACTGGCTATGCGACCAGAGGTTCTCCGGCATGTCGGCGGAGCAGGTCTACAGCATCCTCCGGCAGGAAGCGGCGGACCAGCAGCAGCAGGAGCAGCAGCAGCAGCAGGAGCAGGACGGTCAGGACGGTCAGGACGGGGCTCAGGAGCCGCCGCAGGAAGGGGCGGGCACCCCGGGGGCCGGTGAGCCCGAGCAGGGGCAGCAGGAGCCGTCTGGTGGCAAGCCGGACCTCGGGCCGGGCGGGATGGACGACCCGGTCGATGGGGAAGGCGACGGCGAGGCGGACGTGTCGAGCGAGTGGGAAGCCGCCACGGTGCAGGCAGCGATGCAGGCGTCGAGGCAGGGCGAGGACCCGGGGATGTTCAAGTCGGCGGTCGAGCAGGCCCGCGCGTCGGGCTCCGATCTGCCGGCAGAGCTTCGCCGGTTCATCGCTCAGGTCACCGCGAACGACTACACGTGGACCCGGCCAAACGTCCGGTACGCGGCGAGCGGGTTTTACCTGCCCGCGCTGCGCGACGAGTCGCTCGGCCCGATCGTGATCGTCCGCGACACGTCCGGGTCGATCACCGACCGGGTGATCGGCCAGTTCAACGCCGAGATCGCGTCCGTGATCGACGAGGCCCGCCCGAGCCGCATCATGGTGCTCGACGCGGACACGGCGGTCGCTGGGGTGACCGAAATCGAGCGCGGCGACAGCCTGCCGGCTACGCTGCGGGAAGCGTACGGGCGCGGCGGCACAAACTTCCGGGCTGCGTTCGACTGGGTCGAGCAAAACATGACCGGCGAGCCACCCGCAGCGCTGGTCTACCTGACCGATCTGGACGGTCGGTTCCCGAAGTCGGCACCGGAGTACCCGGTGCTGTGGGTCTCGATCGCCGGGATCAAGGCAGTACCGTTCGGCGAGGTGATCGCCTGCGCTGACACGCAGTAGGGAATCACGGACCCCAGCGCACCGTGGGGCTAATAACGGGCGCAGGTTCATGCGTTGAGTCGGGCGTTGTTTGAGAAAGCGACCTCCGTAGTTTCCGCCGCAAGGTGCTCGACGGTTTGGACCCGCGATGCCCGGGGCGCGTAATCCCCGGGCACCACCACAATCAACGAGGGAGTGTGATCATGTCGAGAGCCGTCGGATCCGAAGAGCTTATGCTGCTGCAGGAGCGTCTGGCGCAGGCCAAGCGCAGCGTGCGCGTCTACTCGCAGGCCGGGTTCGTGCCCCGGTCTTACCGGTGGCCGTGCCCGATCGAGTACATCGAGGCCCGCAAGAACGCGGAAGGGCTGTGGGAGATGAGAGTCGGCATCAGTGACGCCAAGCGCGCCCACGGCAAAGGGGCGCTGGTTGTCGTCGATGGGAGAGGTGTGTCATAGACCAATCTGTGACATGATGGTCATTCACTGGGGGAAACCATGAACTTCAATCAAGGTTGGCGAGACCTGCTCGACGAGCAGGCGCGCCGGGAGGAGCGTCGCGACCGCGCCGAATGGAGATCACTGGCCGTCAGGCTGGTGATCGGCACGTGGATAGTGGTCTGCGTGCTCGTGTTCGCTGGATGGATTTTGTACGGGTGGCCGGCGTGAAAATCAGCGACAAAAACGTGGCCGAGATTGTGAGGGAGGTCACGTTGCACGGGTGGGCGATCGAAAAAGGCCGTAACCACTTCAAACTGCGGCCGCCTAGTGGAGCGCAAATGGTTGTCGTCAGCAATACGCCGAGCGATTGGCGAACCGTTGCGAACACCATTGCGCGAGTGCGACGGATCGATCCGTTGTGCTTCGCACGACAACAGAAAAAGCAGGGCGGCAAGCCGCCCGGCTCGTAGAGTCGGCAACGGGGAGCCCCTGCTCTGGGGCTCTCCGGTGAGCGTCGTTACACCACCACTTACTTTTAAATGAGGGCATGATGTTTAAAGATCCTGTTTTTACTCGTTTGCATTACCCGACTGAGGACGAGGCAAGTCGCTTTATTTCACGCGAGATTGATACGGTCGGCAACAAGGCCAAGCAACTCTTGTTTCGTGAATTCATCCAGAACGCTGCGGAAGCTAATTCCAATAAGATTCATATCGGCATCGAGCCGGATCATAATGGGCAGGACAGGCTGACCATCTGGAACAACGGGGAAGGGTTTGAACCGAGCAAGTTCAACGATTTTCTTCAGTGTTTTGGGCGCACTCATCGGAGTGTAAACGTCAATCACGGTATTGGCGCGAGGTTGATTGGGCTCGCAGTATCACCGGCGGGGATGATCGTCGACACGTGTCGTAACGGGACTGTGCTTCGCGGCAGGATTGAAAAGCGTGATGAAGTATACGGTGCTGAACCGTTCTCAAATGTGTCAGCCGAATTCGCTGCTGACATTCGCTCGCATGACTGGACGCGCACGCAGTTTGTTGGCGTTACGCCGACCAGTACCCCGAAAGAGGTAATCGGGTCGATCGTCAACATTACCGATCTTGACAACAGCGAGTCTTTCCGAGTTGGTGGCATCGCTGAATCGGTGATGCATCGGTATTTTCGCAAACCGCATGGTCTGCGCATCTTCATCGACAACGAGTTGTCATTGATGAGGCAGGGCACCGGAAACGCTGCCGCGCGCGAGCTTGGCGATATGTTGTCATTCATTACGCTCAACGACGGGCGCGTAAACCCCCCCGAAATTGCACCAACGTACGAGTGTGTCGTAAGTGGTGACCTGAAAATCCACTATTCGATGTTCCCGAAACGCTCGTTCGACACGGACTCTGGATCGACAAGGCTGGGGCGTTTGGTTTACAACGTCGAATTTAATCAGGCCGCCGGCGGTGTGGTGCTCGACAACGAGATTTTGCGACTTGTTAAAAACAATGCCCGTCGTGGCAACAACGCGTGGCTTTCGTTTGCAAACAGTGCGCGATTCGGCACTGTGGCTCGTCGTACTTTCGTGTTTGTTGAAGTGGTCGGTAATCTGCGCGATCGCATAGTGTGGGCAAACGATCGCACTTCCGCCAATTGGAAAAATGGCCGTGAGGTCACATTGGAGTTTTTCGCGAAGGAAGTCGCTTTAAATCTGCCCAATTTTATTACAGCAGAAATTGCCAAGGAACACCTTGAAAATCAGCGACAGGCAAGTTATACGCGATACCTGATCGACATGATGCATCGGCTTGGGTTCCGGCCTCGCTCCAAAATAGCAAGCAAGGACGGAGAAGAAATTGGCGGCGGCAATGTCGTTGTGGATATTGAGCGCAACAACACTAATGCAATTACGCGGGGGAAGCGCAATCCCGTGGACGGCGGGTCGGAAAGTAACAAGCCTGCGAGTTACCGGAAGTCGTTGCCGTTGCCGAAAATATTCGTGTATTTTGACCCAAACGCCGAAGATTACTTATCAAAGCCTTGGCGCAACGCCGGCTCTCGCCATTCGCCAGTGTGCCTCACGCACAATGCGTTGTATGCCGGCGAAGGGATTGTGACCGAAATTGAGATCCATGTTGATTGCACGAAAAAAAATAATCGCTACGTTGAAGACTTGTACAACGAAATGTACACGCGGTTTTTTTGCGAGGGTCCGCCGCGTCCGGGGTGGTGTAAGACGGATCTCGATCGGGCGATGAAAGAAAACGCAATGTCGTTCGATACGGTGTACGAAAACGCGGTTTGCAATTTTATGCAAAGGTACATTGGCGGCAATATCCTTTATGAGCTTGCGGCTGCACGGGACTATGCTGCGAATGAAGCGGATTACGTTCGTATGCTTGTAAGCAACCCGGCCATGTGCGCGAAGCACATGATCTCCGCAACAGACTCCAAAATCAGCAACATCAACGCGGCGATCTGGAAGGAGATTGCGTCATGCTACAACGGCCGTACGACATCGAATAGCGATGCAATCTATGAATGACCTCGTGATTGCTCGTGAGCATCCTGACATGATGCAATACGTCGATGCATTGCAAAAAAAGTTCAACGCAATGATCGCGTTTATTCCAAAGGCTGGGATCGAGAAGGGCATTGCGAATCGTCAGATTTTAATCGCAATAGTGAACGGGTGGCCTGCGGGCTATCTGTTCCACGGAGCGTTTCGGCCTGACATGGTAATCACGCAGTGCGCTATCGAATTCGACTTGCAACGCCAAACGTACGGGCTGTCGCTTGTTCAGGCGTTGATGCAAGAAGCCGCCGCTCGTGGCGTTCGTTCAATGAAAGCGCGATGCGGGTCAGATCTGGACGCTAATCGCTTTTGGTCTGCCGCAGGGTTTGTATGCATTGCGCACTTGCACGGCGCATCAACCCGTGGGAGGGTGCTTAACGTCTGGGAAGCTAGGATAACGCCGGGATTGTTCGTGCCCGAGCAAATCGTCCCGTTCGATAAGCGCAGCAAAAAATCATCTGGGCACTTTTCACGGTTCGCTCGCCCGAAAAAACAACTTTTGCGAATCGGCGATCTTAAATAGCAAAGTTACGTCGTGCGAGCGGACGTTAAACGCTCGCACCAACATCAACCGGGAGGGGGGATCATGGAACAGGCGACCGTTCGGTTCGGGATGCCGGACGTGGATTACCACGCGGTGCCCGCGTTCAGCGCGAGCGCTGCACGAATGATTGCGAAAGCACCGGCTCTCTATCGCGAGTTCGTAAATGCTCCCGAGGCTCCATCCCCTGCGATGCGGTTCGGGACTCTTGTTCACGCGATGGTGCTTGAGCCGGACAGCGCGGCCGATCGGTACGTGGTGGCGAAGCAGTTCGGTCGCACGAAGGCCGAGGTCGAGGCACGGCAGGCGTGGACCGCAGAGTGCGAGTCCCGCCGGCTGACGATTGTGGCCGAGGACGACTGGGCTCGCGCGCAACGTGCTGCGGCATCGGTGATGGCTCATCCGTCAGCGTCGAGGCTTCTCGCGCATATGGTTCGCGAGGTGTCAGTGTTCTGGACCGACCCCGAGTTCGGGATTCCATGCAAGGCAAGGCTCGATGCGTGGGATCGTCGCAGGCACATCGTTGCGGACCTGAAGACCTGCCGTGATGCGAGCCCGGAAGGGTTCGGAAAAGCGGCGTGGAATTTCGGGTACTTGATGCAGGCGGCGCACTATCGGGACGCGTCGGTGGCAGCCTACGGTGATCCTCTGGCCGCGTTCGTGTTCATCGCTGTCGAGACCGAGCGCCCGCACCTGTGCGCAGCGTACGAGGTCGGGCAGCAGGAGATGGAGATCGGCGCTGCGGCTCTGCGCAAGGCGAAAGCCGCATACGCGGACGCGTTGCAGACGGGGATCTGGGCAGGCTACAGCCAGTTCGTTGAGCCGCTCAGTCTTCCGGGGTGGGCGTATCGGGGGGACGAGTGAGGCCGACCTACGAAACTGAAGAAACGCGACGCGCTGAGTGGGTCGTCGCGTCGGCGCTCGCGAGGATCTGGAATTGCGACATGGTCCGTACAGAGAAGTACTCGGCCGCTGACTGCGTGGCTCGTTGTGCAGGCACCACGCTGGCAGTTATCGAAATCAAGTGCCGGTCTCACTCGTTCGGCCATTTCCCGACTTTGTCTATCTCGCACAGCAAGTGGAACGAGTTGCTTGTTTGGTCACTAGAGGCGAAAGCTCCGGCGCTTTTAGTGATTCAGTGGCAGGACAGGCTCGGCATAGTTGTCGTCGAACCAGCGGAGGGGAAGTATGAAATCTCATTCGAAGGGGCACGAAGAAATCGCGGCGATCCAAACGATCTTGAACCGATGGTTCAAGTCACCCTGTCTAGTTTTCTAATCATCGACGAGGTACAACATGAGCAACGTAGCAACTCTTCGCTCTGACCTGACCGCCATGCGTGCTCAGGTGCAGGCGGCACTCCCCGAGAACGTCAGTGTTGATCGGTTTATCCGCACCGTGATGACCGCAGTGCAGGTCAACCCGACGCTGATGGAGGCGGATCGGTCAAGTGTTCTGGCAGCAAGCCTTGAAGCGGCCACTGACGGGCTGATCCCCGACGGTCGCGAGGGCGCGATCGTTCCGTACCGCACCAAGGGCGGAAAGGTGCGCGCCCAGTGGCAGCCGATGGTCTGGGGTCTGGTGGCGCTGGTCCGCAGATCTGGGGAACTGCTGGAGATCAACCCCGGGACCATCTACGATGGCGAGGAGTTCGAACACTGGGTCGACGAAGATGGGGTCCACTTCAAGCACCGCCCGACGTTCGTCGGTCGCGGCAGCCCGGTCGCCGTGTACGCGTTCGCTCGCACTCGCGATGGCGGCCGGTATCTGGAAGTGATGGGGTGGGACGAGATCGAGAAGTTTCGGTCCAAGTCCAAGGCGACCGCAGAGGGCACTCCGTGGGCCGAGTGGACCGAGCAGATGGCTCAGGCTCGTGCGATCAAGCGGCTGTGCAAGCGGCTGCCGATGCGTGCTGATGCAATCGATGCGATCCGTCGTGACGACGAGCGCGAGGCGGGTATCATCAGCGGATCGGTCGCGGAGCCCAAGCGCAGCCCCATCTCGATGATCAACAGCGAGGTCGCCGGCGAGCCCGTCAGCGACGAACCGACAGAGCAGGAGGCCACCAATGGAAATTGATGATCTGTCGAGCAGGTTTGGATCGCTGTCCCGGTTGTCGATTCTGCTAGCGGTGTCGCAGAGCAACATGTCTCACTGGCGACGTCGTGGCAGCATCCCGATCGTTCAGCAGATGAGGATTGAGGTGCTGACCGGCGGGCAGCTTAAAACCGACCGGACCCTGCTCGCCAAGGTCGCGCCAGAGTTGGCCGCTTTGCTCGCAGCGTACGAGCGTATGAGCGCAGAGGAGAAAGCGGCCGCCTTGAATGCGGTTGACGGGATGAGAACCAAACGGTCGAGATCGATCGCCGACTCGATCGTAGATGTCACTCGCGATTCGCTGGTCGGGTGATGGAAAAAAGCGCCCCGGGGAGGGAGGGCCCCGGGGCGCACCACCACCACCTGACCTAGTCGCTGGGGGCGACCATCCCGAAGGGGAGCGCGGGGGAGAAGCCGCGCTGCAGGTTGTTCACACGAGGGGAGGGCGCGCGAACAGCGCGATTGTACATGGACAAAATCAACCAGCGAATATCGTGTCGGCCGATTGGTTAAATGAACAGTGTTTAGGGGAAGAGAAAAATGCCTGATCGCATTATCCGCGACGAGTTGCTTGATTCCGAAAAATACCTCGACCTGCCGTCCGATTCACACCGACTGCTATTTATCCACTTGATTTTACTGGCCGACGATTTGGGAAATACCGAAGCGGGGACAGGGTTTTTGCGCCGCCGTGCAATGTGCGGCTCTACGCCTGCTGCGATTGCCGCTTTGATCTCCCATCTGGTCGACGTCGACCTCATCCGCCTGTACTCGGTAGGCGATAAACAGTACGTACACATACCAAAGTTCCGGCAACGCTTGCGGTACATGACTAGACTTCGGCATCCACGGCCACCTGAGCATGTAGAGTGCAATGAAATCAAGGACTTAATATTGAAAAAGTCCGACTACAGTCTGACTACAGTCAGACCAGAGTCAGACTACAGTCAGACTGTAGTCGGCAAATACGAAGAGAAGAGAAGAGAAGAGAAGAGAAGAGAAGAAGAACCCCCCAGACCCCCCGCCGACAAGTCGCCGGGGGGATCGGTTGTCGGGGTGGCCGGCAAGGAGCCGGGGTTAGCCTCTGCAAGCCCCGGCCGTTGCGCTGGCACCACACTGCCGGAGGGAGAAAGTCAGGAGAGCCCGCCGTCGGGGACCCTGCCCATCAAGGATGCCCCTGCAAGCCACCAGAAGGGGCCTAGAAGCGATCGCCGGGGTGGGGTGGCTACCCCCGGTGCTCCCGGGGCCGCCAATCGATCTGAGGCCGTTCTGCTGCCCGACTGGATCAGCCCGGAGACGTGGGGCGAGTTCCTGCGGTTTCGGAAGGGGGCGAAGAGCCCGATGACCGACTTCGCGCAGAAAAAGGCGATCGGCGTTTTAGGAAAATTGAGGGATCGTGGATTTAATCCCGATGCCGTCATTGAGCAGTCGATTATCAACGGGTGGAAAGGGTTTTTCCCGATTCGGGAGAACAACGACAAAAGGGGGAAGCGGTATGAGGAAGACGAGAAATACGATGCGTGATTCGGACCCGATATTCGAATTGCGTAAAAGCGGAAAAGCGCCGGCAGCGATCTTCATCGTGGTTGGCAGCAGGCCGACGGCAGCCATTGCCTGCTACCCGGGGGATCCGCACCCGGTCGTCTGGACAGATGGAGCGAACCCGTTCCTGACCGACCTGCGGTTCGTGGTCGGCATGAGGGTCCACCTGAACGCAATGGGGGCGGATGATCCGATCGGTTACGCGTCGTGGTTCGATGCTTTGTCGGACGCTGGTGCTGCCGAGATCGTCGGCGTTGTCTTCGCAGGGGAGGTGTCG